TCCACCTTAGCCCCCGCTATCGCATCAGGTCTGGCATACTGCATCTCAAATACAAAGGGCAGCCTCGTTGGGCTGCCCCTGGAATAACCTCCCCAGACACAGAAATCCTGACACTCCCTTTCACCGAACTCGACGAAGATCATGCCGTCGTCATGATTTGCGTGTTGGAGTCTCTTCGAGAAGTCTCCATCACTAAGTGCATCCAGTTGCACTTGAAGGTTCTTATCTTTGAGGCGGAACGTCATTCTTCATCTCTCCATTTCTTCAGCAGTTCTTCTTCCTCGATCCGATCGAGCTGCCGGTCGACCTTCAGCACTTGGCACTTGCCGATCTCTTCGGCAAGCTCAGGGAAGAGGAGCTCGAGTTGCTCGATCATGATCAGCGTGTCGGCGAACTCTTCGGCCATCTGCTTGAAGTGGAGTTTCGTCGGGCGTTGAGAGTAGCGCATGACGGCAGACGTGGCTTCGGAGAGCTCTTCAGCCGTTTTGCTCAGCTGGCTCATGGGGCCGTAGTGTTCGGCGATGCTGCGGAGTTTGCTGGCGTAGGTTGTCCGTTTCACTTGATCTCCTTTGCTTTCTCATGCTCGGCCAGGTCACTGGCTGACATCAGCTTGTAGGTGGTGATGTAGCGTCGGAGATCGAGGCGGGCGCCGAACTTTTCGTCAAGCCAGTTCTCGCCGTCCCACTTCACGATCAGTGTGAAGACGTCAGAGGGATTGTCGCGGGGCACGAAGCGCATGGCGTACATGCCGACGTTCTTCGGGATGATGAGCGGCCATTCGTAGGGATATGGGTCAATCATTTTTTACCTCTGTTTTCAGTAGAAAAACTCGGATGGTGTTGTCTGGCTGTTTCATGCACTTGCATTGAAAGCCGGTGAAGACAGGGCTTGCCAGATGCGGGTCAAGGATGTTGGAAGCACCATGGAACGCTCTATGGATTGCATTTGCTACGCTCGTGGCAGCCATGTCCTCGCAGTCGAAGATGAAGGTGTTGGAGAAGGGCTGCATGTCGCGTAGCTTCTTCAGAACGCGAGGCCATACGCTGAAGTCTCGAGGTCGACGCTTGATTGGACTTTCCTTGGCCGGTCGTTCGACCTTACGCTCGATGTGTGGCTCTTCAATGGCTTGTTTGTCCTCGATGCTCGTGAGGATGTCGTCATGGGCACACTCGAGACTTGAGACGGATCCAGCATCAAGGCCGTATGCTGGGAGTCTTACGTACACTTCCAAGCCCGTCAGCGGATAGGTCGCTTTGATGAGCAGCCCCTTTTCGTCGATCGTTGGAGGGCATTTGGTCAGCTCGCTGACGATTTCCAAGAGCGCGCTGCTGACGTAGCACGTCCTCTCGTCCGAGAGCTTTCCGATCATTCGTCCCATAGCTATCTCCTTTTCTTGGGGTTGGACAATTTGGCTGCAGAGTTGCAGGCCTCATCGTGAATCTTTTTCCGTAGTTCTCTGATGTCATCGAGCAGTAGCTGAACGGTGTACTGGAGACCTTCTGCCAAGCGTTCGCTTTCCTGAGCAGCGATGCTCATCTTTGAGAGGCTCCTTGGCTTGCCTTCTTGCCGGATGCTATAGATCTCAGAGAACTTCCTGATGAGGGCGTCTGCCTGGGCATTGATGGAGCAGGCGCGATCAGACAGGCGATCTGCGTGGATGCAGGGCGTTGAAGCCTTCGGTTTGATGGGACGCCATTCGGCGTAAAGCGGTGTCATCACGCTGCCCCCAAGATCACGTCATAGATGTAGACGGCGGAGCCGGCCAGGGCGCCGAGGAAGCTGCCAATGGCGACACCTGCCGCTGCGAGGAATACGACGAGCCCGACGAATCCAACGAGGAACTCGCAGAAGAGTAGAAAGTCTTTGAGCATGTTCTGGCTACAGATGGTTGGTTGATCTAGGTAAGCGCTCTTCCTGAGGGCTGACAATGCTCGGACGGAACCGGAACGAGCGAAGGGAGGAAGAGCGCTTGCCAAGATGCCCTCAATGAGGGCCGGAGGTCAGCAGATGTACTCGATGAGCTGTGGATGGTCTTTCGCGATTCTGAGGAAGACCATCTTTCGAATGTCGTCTTCAGTTGTGCTGGCCGGAACGGAGAAGCTGATGGGCATGAGGACTGTGCTGATCTCTCGACCGCTCCAGAGGTTGAAGGCCGTCATGCCGTAGCGCACGATCATGTGCGTCTTGAGGGTCTCGTTCGGAAAGTCCTCCATTGACCAACTCAGGCGATAGCCGACGCGACCGACCTCATGGATTTGCTCCCGGTAGACGATCATTCCGTCACGCATGCGGATCTCCTTTCAGGACAGATGAGGTCGATGTACTGCGGGTATTCATCGCAGATGATGCGGATGATCTTTTCAAGCGCTTCTCGACCGCTGATGTCGCATGCGACGTGAATCTTTCGTAGGGGTATCAGCTGCTCGATGTCCTCCAACGTCCTGAGGTCGAAAGAGTGAAGGTCGAAGATGAGGCGACAGAGCCGTCCCTCTCGTTCTCCGAGCCAGGTGAGGTTGTAGCCGACACCGTTGACATTGCGGATGCGACGACCTTGGGTAATGGGGTGTGACATTGAGTCCTCCAGTAGGTTCAGATGGCGCCGAGCATGAGGAGCGTCAATGCCGCCGTCGCTGGAATGGCCGCGAGTAAGACGAATCCAAATCGAAGCTCGCGACGGTCTTCTTCCTCGGAGCAGAGCGGTCCGCGGTAGTCCTGGTCCGGGGCGCCGAAGACGAAGCGGGAAAATGCCGGCGGAAGGTGGGCGACCATGCGAAGAAGCGTTGTCATTTGGAGCTCCTTTCAGGGGAGGTGAGAATGGGGGTGTAGACGTCGGGGTCAAACCAGTTTTCACGTAGAGTCACCACGGACGCAGATTCGAGAGGGTTGGCAGCGCCGATGGGGCCATCGCAAAGGCACACCACCAGCGACGGGTCAACCGTCTCTAGCGCCGCCTTCAGTTGACCGACAGTGAGGCGGCCATATTCGACGGCACGCGAGAGGCAGCCTCTGGTTGCGCGCTTATGGTTGAGCACGATGGCCTGCTTGCGAGCGGGTTTGTTGTCGGTGTTGTTCATGATGGATTCCCGAATTGCTGGGCTCTCCTCGCAGTGAGAAGATGGATGGTGAAGCAATTACCCAACCACTCACTGGAGGAGATACTTATGACTTCAAATGACAATGGCAAGAACGCGTTTACCAGCGATGAAGCGACGAAGATCATCTGCACTGCGCTTACGAACGGCTCCCTTGTGCTTCCGCTTAACAAGAAGCTTCAGGACCTTGGCCTTGTGCAGTTCGTCAAGCTTTGCGCCGGCAAAAACGTCATCAACGACGAGGACGACGTTGAAGAGGTGCTTCGGCAGGCGCTCATCCACTGGGAGGGCGAGAAGCTCGCGGCGTTTGCGCGCGCGGATGCTCTTTACCTTCTTGCTCTCCGGAAGGCGTTGACCGAGGGAATCACTGAGAAAGAAGCCCAGAGGATCCTCTTCTCTTGGGGCTAGTCGCCCGTGGAGCTCCTCGAGGGTGTCGAGGAGATCAGGGACCCCCATGCGGTAGCAGTTATTTCGGAACGACTTCACGAAGGCTGCGCATTGACTTTTCCAAACGTCGATCGCGGCCTCTTTGCTTATGCGCTTGATTTGGTCGGTCATGCCGCCCTCCTTTCTGACACGGACTGCTTCGCACCCGGTTCAAGGATCGGATCTAGGTTCTCGTCTGCGGCAATTGCACATACAAGTGCGGTGCGGGCGACAGTGTCAGCGAGAAAGCCGATCGAGAAGTACGTCTCGTCGCAGTAAATGCGTTCTGAGAGTGTCCAGGTCAGCAGGTCCTGCATGGCTGTCTTCTTGATGTCGAGGACGAGGCGGGAGTATTCGTCTCGGATGTCATCGCTAGGAAATGCGGGGGCGCCTGCGAGCTCTGCCGCCATTCTGGTCCGCACGAGCTTGTAGTACTCGTGCTTGCGGGCTAAGGCGATGTAGGGGCGCATGAAGGCGCTCGTCAGGGCAAGTTGGTCAGTGGTGTCGGTCATGGTTCATTCCTCAAGTTCGATGTCATCTGCGATGTCGTTGAGCCAGACAGCGGTGTTCTTGATCTTGTTGGCTTCGTCGAGAAGGTTGAGGACGTCTCCGCGAACACAGAGGCTGTAGGCGTGGCGCAGCAGTCGGCGGACGATAAACAGACGGCGACATTCATCGGTATCAAGCTCTGCGGCCGGGAGGTCGGAGAAGTGCTTTTCAAGCTTCTTGCGGATGGCTTGGACGTCGAGCGCCGTGGTGGAGAGAGTTTCAGTGTTTGTCATGAGAAAACTTTCCGCGTGAATGTGTAGAAGCAGATAGATCTGATGGATTCTTCGCGAGTAAATATATCAGCGATAGTTGAGCGAATCAATGTCTTCGACAGATTTCGTGACCTAATTTCGTATATCGTTGATATATGTCAAAGCCAAAAAAAAGCCCCGCAGGGCGAGGCTTGAGTGTAAGTTGCGGAGAGTCAGCGCCTGCGGTAGCGGCGCCGATGTTCGATAAGGACGCCTATGATCGTGCAGGGGGTCTTGTCGCTGTAGATGGTCGGAAAGTCTTCGTTAAGGGGGACAAGTTCGAAAATTTCGTGGCCGTTTTCGTCGTAACCTCTTGGGCGGTACTTCTTGAACGTAGCCTCGGGATCATCTACATGGCAGTCTGCCTTTGCGGCCACGACGAAGTCGCCTGGTTGCGGAGAGATGGAAGGGTCAAAAAGCACGGTGTCGCCTTCTTCAAAATCGGGCGTCATGGACCGGCCTCTGACGATCATGGCGAAGACATCGTCAGACAAGTCGTCGTCTCCAGTGATGTAGTCCCCGACGTCAATTGCCTTGAGCTTGTCACTGACTTGACCTTGGCCTGTCAGGCCCCCGGCTTGTACATACGAGAGAATTGGGATCTTTTTGTTTTGTCGAGACGGGGCGACCGAAATGTTGAGGTCTATTCCTTGAGGGATCCCTAGAGCCTCCGCTTCTGCTGCAAGACGAGTGGAGAACTCTGCAATGTTCACTCCCAAGAGTTTCGCCATCTTTGCTGCGAAATTTACATTGAGTGGACGCCTACCATTGAGGTACTGCCACAGATTCCCGGGAGTCCCAAAGCCGTACTTGAGTGCGAACGCTTTCTGGGAAAGTGGACTCTTTTTGATGAAAAGCTCTTTCAGTTTCTTGCATTCGGATTCTTGGGCAGGGGTAAGCATGGCAGTCTCCTGTGAATATACCAATGATATAGCAATATTTGTATAGCTATGACTTGCTGTTGTTGGCAATCAATGATATATTTTCGGCTATGAAAAACCTAGCTTTCGAAGCCGTTTGTCAATTCTTCGGCTCCCAAAAAAAATTGGCCAAGGTTTTGGGCGTCACACCGGCGATGATCAACCATGTTGTCACGTGCAGGCGCCCAATACCTGAAAACTGGTGTCCCATCATCGAACGCGAGACGGCAGGACGGATCCGATGTGAACAGCTACGCCCTGACGTCGATTGGGCAGTCCTCCGCCAACCGATCGCAAAAAAGGATTCGTAATGTCCGACTACGACAACACAAGGTACTACTGGCTTCAGCTACGTGAAGAGTTTTTTGAGAGCGACGAAATCGACTGGCTTGAGGAGCAGCCGAATGGCCCCGCCCAGGTGCTCTTCTACCTGAAGCTGTGCCTCAAATCACTCAAGACGAACGGGCTGCTGGTCCGCAGGGTGGGTCAGATGCTCATCCCGTATGACGCAGAAAAGCTCGCCGACTTCACTAGATCCGACGTCAACACTGTCCAGTGCGCAATCGTAAATCTGAAGATGTGCGGGCTTGTTGAGGTCTTGGAAGACGGGACGATTTTCATGGCCCATCTGTCCAACTTGATCGGTTCAGCCAGCGGCGGCGCCTTAAAGAAGCAACAGCAGAGAGCCCGCCGCGAGTTGGTCAAAAGTGCCTGTCGCCCAGTGGTGGACGATGAGGTTGACAAAGGGGTGGACAAATGTCCACCAGAGTATAGAGATAAGAGATTAGAGACTAGAAGGGAGGATATGGGTGGAAATTCGGCGCCTCTTGACGACTACGACCTGATCGCCGACGAGGTCGGCTCTGAGTTCGACGTTGTCGAACCCCCGCCCGGACCGACCGCGTGCAACGAGGAAAAGGATCAAGGCTCCCGCATGCCGCCGTGTCCCTACGACCGGATCGTGACCCTCTACCACGAGATCCTGCCTGAGCTCCCCCGGGTGGCCACGCTCACATCCAAGCGCAGAAGCTGGATCACGGCACGCTGGCGCTCTGTCTGCACGACCGAGAAGGTCGCGAGTCAGGCTGACGGGCTTGACCTCTTTCGGGGGTACTTTTCCTTGGTACGAAAAAGCCCCTTCCTGATGGGGTTGAAGCAACCAGGAAAGGGCCATAGCAGAACGTTCAAGGCCGACTTGGAGTGGCTCATGAACGAGTCAAATTTTACCAAAGTCGTGGAAGGGAAGTACGCGTGATGGGAGCCGAAAAAAACGGGCTTTAAAACCCGTCAGAAAGAACGGGTTTTAAAAACCGTCTAAAAAGGTAGCGATATGGCAGACATTTTTCAATCGATAGCCATCTTATGCGTGGCAATTACGGGCGTCGCCTTGACCCTGTACTACCGGGGGCTGCGGGATCGCGTGGATGTGATCCAGAGGTGGATGAACTCTGTCAGAGAGCAGTCATCGACCCTGAGCTCTTACGAGGCGCCAGAGAGCTCTCCTGATTCCAAAGACGGGACCGGGATGGATTCGCGGAGCGTCTTATGAAGCCATCGCCAGCGGTAGTCGACGGAGATCTCTATGGATTCTGCGGGCTTATGGAGCCTGACCCAAAGCCAGATCCCTTCTTCGAGGGAATTGGCGGAGGTCTGAAAATCGACGGGGATCGAATCTGAAAACTCAATGTCTCCAAAGTCTCCGAACCCGTATCCGAAAGTGCCATTGGTTCTGCGTCCGACATCAAAACCTTTGGCAAGGAGACGACCGAACCGAACGTTTTGCAAAGTGGTGCTTATCGAAAGACGGATTTCCAGATAGTAGTAGCCGTCTCGGCCCTGGTGGATCTTCGGGTCGGATGCTCGCTTAAGGAACGGGAGCTGCATTTGGATGAACGTGAGGTAGATGCCGACGATGGCGGCGACGGTGGCCGTAAAACCGAAAAACGTAGATAGATCCATGACTTTCTCCGTGGGGTGGTTGATGGACTGTGTTGGGGAACACACCTCAATCATCCCACGGAAGCAAACAAAAGGAGTTGCCGCTATGGCAGGGTTTCTTTCAAAAGCGATCAGCGAACAGAAAGCGCGGCCGCGTCCGGATGAGGGCAACGGTTCCTACATGGTGCCGACGTCGATGGCATGTCCGGCTGCCGGCTGTCCGTTCCCGTGCGATACGGGTCGCAATGGCCGGTTTCTCTGCTCATTCCATACGGGCGTGCAGTCGCAGTACTGGCCTCTCGTCACGGAGATTCTGCAAAGGTATTGGGCCGTCTGGCAGATGGCCATCATTCACTACCAATGCTTCAACGACTTGGAGGCCGCGACTGAAGTGATTCACCAGATCAACGCGGATCCCGTCATGCGGGCGGCAGGCATCGAGATGCTGAGTGAGGCCGAGATGAAAGCGATGTATGGGCGCGGATCTGGCCACTTCCCGCTCGACATCATCTCGACCATGATCCATCGTGAGATCGAAGTTGGGATCGCCAAGAAGCGCGAGCGTGACGCCGGCAAGCAACAGGCAAGGCCGTCGGCAGCTGAGCGGGTGAGGTCGCTTTGTCAGCGTATAGGTCATCGTGCGGCGCCGATGGCGTAGCCGGTTTGAGGAGTTGAACTGGAATGGTAGTCGTTGAAGGTGAGCCGATAGGCAAGGGGCGCCCTCGTGTGAGCTCGAGATCAGGCACTGTCTACACGCCGCGAAAGACTGTCGCGTATGAGGATGCGCTTCGCTTCGCTGCAAAACTGTCAAAAGATCGGCTTGGTACGGCCCCGGCTATTGCGATCATTCGAGCTTTCTCTGAACCGCCGACATCATGGTCGCAGAAGAAAAAGAAGGTGGCCGTCGGCGGCCTGGTTCAGAAGATCACGAAGCCGGATATCGACAATGTCGTGAAGTCGGCTCTGGACGGCATTCAGGATGTGTGCTTTGACGACGACAGACAGATCGTTGCATGCGTTGCCATCAAAGCCTATGACGTTCGGGCGAGGCTCGAGATCGAGCTCCTTGCGATCAAAGATGAGGGAGAGGTGCTCATCGCGCAGGGTGAGGGCAGAAGCTTCGAGGGGTGTTCGCTTGAGGATTTGCTGGCAAAGGTACTGGGAGGAGGTAGTTGTGGAGCGAGACTGGCAGACGGTGAAGAGGCTGGAGAACTGGTTGAGGGTCTTCGCGCCGCGTAGGGCAGTCTCTTCATGGGGGCGAGCACCATTCCTTGCGTTGGAAGAAACTCTTTTGAGGGAGTATGGACGCGATGAGAATGCACCGTGCAAGGCGGCGCCGTCTAAACAGTTGGATCTGGCTGACGCTGAAAAGGTCGAGACGGCTCTTTGCTCACCTCTCATGCCGGCTATCGAAAAGAAGCTGATCGTGACGTTTTACCTTGCTAAGGATGTCCAGTGGTCCGCGTTCGGTCGACTCTGTCGGGCAGCGGGGACGAGTAGGCGCCATGCAGCCGATGATCTGATGGCTGCCGAGTGGCTGCTAGGGAACTTGCTCCGTCGGATCTACGATGCCTGAACAAGATTTTTGCTGTTTAGTGTAAGCAGACGTAAAAAGAGGGGTGCAGACCTTGAAACGGGTTCTCTATACTTTGCTCATGAATTAGTACGAAGCTGTGAATCAGCCAAAATGAGCGCACGCGCAGGCCGAAGTGTATCTGTAGCAAGCGCTCAAGGCGCTAGTTCTTCTCTGAGTCGCGGCCGCAAGGGTGACATCGAGAAACTCCGAAGAAAGACGAAAAGGGCGACTTCGAAAGAGGCCGCCCTTTTTCTATTGATGGTTCGCTACCTTAGGGCAGTTTGTTCCGAGGTCGGGGCGGGGAGAAATCCTCGCCCTCTCTAATTACTTGGGTTACCTATGAAGAAAGCTATTGTGGCGGCCATTGCGGTCGCCTTTTTCGTTTCTACAGCTGCGGAAGCACGAGGTGGTCGAGGCTTTAGCGGCGGTCGATCTTTCTCCCGTCCTGCTCCGGCCAGAACCTATGCACCTAAGAGCACGACCGTCGTGAAGAAAAATACGACCGTTGTCAACCAGACTGTGAATCAGGCCCCTGCCTCCAGTGGTGGCGGCTTCTGGTCGTCTGTCATGGGGGCCGCCGCAGGCTCTATGGCTGGCAATGCCATTTACGACGCAGTGACAAAGGACGACGAACCGAAGCCGCCGGCACAAGCTCAGCAACCGCAGGTCGTTTACGTACCTGTCGGCTCTGACGGAAAGCCTGTTCAGCAGGTTCAATAAGCCGCTTTTTCTTGGTTCATCTCGGAAGTCCGTGGAACGCGGCCTTCCGAGATAAACCTTTTATTCAGGTGAAGGATGCCGATCTTGACTCTCTGCAAGTATCCAGGCTGCCGCAAGCCGGTCCCGCTTGGTGCCAAGTATTGCGAAGCTCACAAGGCCGCAGGCGAGGCTCGTGACGCGAAGTTCGCGGCTGATCGGGAGAGGCGCCGAGCCGAGAGAAAGGGATCGTCGTCCGCTCGTGGTTATGGCTATAAATGGCAGCGTCTTCGAGCTCGGATCCTTGCTGCGCATCCGCTCTGTGTTGAGTGTGAGAGGCGCGGGATTATCAAGTTGGCGACCGACGTCGACCACATCAGGCCGCACAAGGGCAATCCAGTGCTCATGTGGGATGAGTCAAACCTTCAGCCGCTGTGTCACGAGTGTCACTCCAAGAAGACTGCTCGCGAAGACGGCGGCTTTGGAAATTCCTTTTAGACGTCCTCTCGCATAAAACTTAAGCCGGGAACGTTTGGAAGATATTTGCCCTTCCAAGGTGCATCCTTCTTCTTTCCAAGCTTGTACAAGGCTTCGTCTTCTGGCTCGTCATCGAACGTTATCTCGAACTTGCAGGGGCCGCATTCTCTGGCGTCAGCAATCTCTGACAGATCGTAGTAGCGGTCTGCGATTGTTTCGCACAAGAGCTGAAACTCTGCTTCTTTTGTGTGGCCGTTGTTGTGACGCTTCTTGTTCCACTTCTCCTTGATCTCGTCATCGAGGATTTGAGTGAACAAGGGTTCGTTGCTCTCTAGATATTCAGAAAGCTGATTCTTTCTCTTGAAGGCGGGAACGTCTTCCTTGATTGCAGACAGTCTGGCTTGAATATCTTTGATCGTGTGGCGTTCAACAAATCCGTTTACGGTGTATTTGGCACGTTCGGCTTCGATGTCCAGTACGTCTGCCCAAGGCCTGCACGTTTTATGCATGCCGCGAGTGGCGATGCGCTTGGACAAACAAATCGGTGCCCAGTATTCCCACTCTTGCCAAGTCCAGTCAGTGTCTTTGACGATTGGGTAAAGGAGATCGAACAACGTGCACTTCTCGTTGCTTTCTTGCTTGCTCAAATAGGTGTCGATCTGTTTGAGAAACTTGGATTTGGTGTCGTAAGAGAAGCTGGTGAGTTCAAGCGTTTCTGTCATCGCTTTCGTCAATAACTTCTTGTTTCTTTCCCATTCTTCTAGATCGTAGTCACGCTCGCTCTTTTCGGGCTTCGTTGATCTGCTGCCAGATGGAAAGAAGACTTTGAAAATGGCTGATAGAAATCCCATGCCGATCTCCTTTTGAGGTTGCTTTGCTGTTCATGATACGCGTGAAGGGTAGGGGCGGGTCAAAAGTCGCCGCCCCAATGGATCTAGACCGCGCCCCCAGCTCAATTTTTACGCGTGCATTTCGTGGAGTTTTTGATGCCTCGCCCTTCAAAGTCTGATGCTGAGAAAGCCGCGACAGGCACGCTTCAGCCGTGTCGACGCGCTCGGCAAATCGCAGTCACAGACGCGACTTTGACTACTACGCCGCCTGTCGGCCTGACGAAAGATGCGCGTGAAGCGTGGCAACTCGCAATCACTTGCGCCCCAAGAGGTGTGCTGACTGCGCTTGACGCGACGGTGCTTGAGCGCTGGGCGAGAAACTACGCGACGTATCGCAAGATCGCGAAACAGCTGGATCACGAAGACATGGTTCTGACGAATGAGACGGGTGTGCAGCTGAATCCGCTCTTCAATGCACTCGTGAAAATTCAGCAGGTGCTCGCAGCCTGTGAAAAAGAGCTCGGATTCACGCCTGTCTCGCGCGCGCGTGTGAAGGTTGATGCTAAGGAAGAGGAGCAGGACGAATACGATGGCTTCTAGAGACTATTGCGGGATCGCTAGGCAGTACGCCGCCGACGTTCTTGGCGGGAAGATTCCTGCCTGCAAGTGGGTAAAGCTGGCCGCTGATCGGCAGCTGGCTGACTTGAAGACCTATGCAGGCAGCAGGTCCCCATATGTCTTCGACGAAAACGAGGCCAATCGAGTCTGTAAGTTCATCGAGCTTCTCACCCACACGAAGGGCGAGCTTGCCGGCACTCGCATCCATCTTGAGCCTTGGCAAGTTTTCATTCTGACGACGGTGTTCGGCTGGTTGCGTCGAGCTGACGGCGGCCGCCGGTATCGACGAGCCTATGTTGAAGTGAGTCGCGGAAACGGCAAGTCTACTTTGTGCTCTGGGATTGGCCTCTATTGCCTATTGGCTGATCGAGAGGGCGGTGCCGAGGTCTACTCGTTTGCTACCACACGCGACCAGGCGAAGATCGTCTTCGGTGACGCTAAGGTCATGGCTGAGCGGAATGCCGCGCTTCGCCAGAAGTTTGGCCTTCAGGTGCTGGCTAATGCACTGTACGTTCCGCAGACCAACAGCACGTTTCAGGCGAAGTCCGCAGAAGGCTCGACGCTCGACGGTCTCAACACACATTTGGCGATTATCGACGAGCTGCACGCCCACAAGACGCGAGCCGTCTACGACGTGGTCGAAACGTCGACCGGCAAGCGCAAGAACTCGCTGATGTTCGTCATTACGACGGCGGGGTTCGATACGTCGGGCATCTGCTACGAAGTTCGAACGATGGTCACGAAGGTGCTCGAGAAGAGCGTCGTGGACGAGACGCAGTTCGGGATCATCTACGGTCTGGATGAAGGCGACGATTGGACGACGGTCGAAGCTTTGGAGAAGGCGAACCCGAACTGGGGCATTTCCGTACGCCCTGAAATCATCACCTCCCTGATGAAGAAGGCGATCGCGCTTCCGAGCGCTGTCAACAACTTCAAGACCAAGCACCTGAATATCTGGTGCTCCGCTTCGTCGGCCTGGATGGACATGCAGGCCTGGGAAGCGGGCGAGATCAATGTCGATCGAAGCGACTTCGAAGGTCAGCCCTGCTACATCGGCTTGGACGTCGGAGCAAAGAACGACGTCACGGCCAAGGTGCTTCTCTTTCCGGTCGGCAAGTCCTTCGTTGTCTTCGCCGACTTTTATTTGCCTGAGGCCGCCGTCGAGAAGTCGACCAACTCTCAGTATCGAGGTTGGGTCGAGGAAGGTTGGATCACGCAATCCGGCGGTGCGATGACGGACCTCGCCCGCATCGAAGAGGATATCCGTGACGACTTGTCACGCTTTGATGTGAAGGGCATCGCCTATGACCCGTGGAACGCGCTGCAGCTCGCTACTAACCTCGGGAACGACGGTGCTCCTATGGTCGAGTATCGGAACACGGTCCAGAACTTTTCGGATCCGATGAAGTCGCTCGAGGCGCTGGTCCAAGACAAGCGCGTGAACCATGACGGAAATCCCGTTCTCCGATGGATGATGGGTAACGTCGTGGCCAAGCTCGATGCGAAGGACAACATCTTTCCAAGGAAGGAAAGGTATGAGAACAAGATCGACGGCGTTGTCGCCTTGATCATGGCGCTGGGAATCTCCAACACGTCGGAAGAAGCTAATCCGTTCGATGACATCGAGGAGTCTTCGGAGTCCGTATTTATTGAGTGGTAGGAATGTTCGTAAAACGTTTGATCAATTGGGTGGCCGGATGGGGCGGTCCTCTCGGCACTGCGTCCGGTCAGCAGATCCCTATGCCGGTCTCGCCCATCATCGAGCAGACGAAGATGGTCACGCCAGACGCGGCCTTGCAGATCTCTGCAGTCTTCGCATGCGTCGAGCTTCTTGCTCAGACCATCAGCACGCTGCCACTCTACGTCTACCGCGATACGGCTGACGGCGGCCGCCATCCAGACAAGCAAAGCCGTCTGTGGATGCTGCTTCATGACCGTCCAAATGCCTGGATGACGCAAAACGAGTTCATCTCTGCGATGGTCGTCAACCGCATGCTACGAGGCAATGCCTACGCCCAGATCATTCGAGACGGCGAGGGAGAGCCGGTAGCTCTGATCCCGCTCTCACCGGATCAGATGGAGGTGTCTATCGTCGAAGGCGGTGAGGTCTACACGTACTATCAGGACGGGTCAATCTCCGTAATCGCGCCCGAGAACATGATTCATTGGAAGGGCCTTGGCAATGGGTTCATCGGACTCTCGAAGCTCGATTACATGCGGGCCACGACGGATGAGGCGATCTCTGCTCAGGACAACGCGACGCGTCTTTACGGATCCGGATCGAAACCGTCCGGCGTTCTCTACACTGATTCGACGCTTGATGACAAGCAACTGGAGGCGGTATGCAAACGCTTCAAGGGAATGACTGCAAAGGGCGGCGGTCTGTACGTGGTCGACCGCGGCCTCAAGTACACGCAGCTCTCGCTCACGCCGGCCGACGCTCAGCTTTTGCAGACTCGCCAGTTCAGCGTCGAAGAGATCTGCCGATGGTTCGGGGTGCCGGGCGTCCTGGTCGGCTCGAATGCGCAGACCACTTGGGGCAGCGGCATCGCCCAGATCGTTGAGGGTTTCCACAAGTTCACGATCGGACCGCTCTGCAAACAGCTCGAGCAGGCGCTGAGCCGACGCCTGATTTCCATCACCGATGTTGATATGACGATCGAGTTCAAACTCGACGGCTTCCTGCGCACGACGCCGCAGGAGCGAGCGCAGTTCTACTCAACCATGGCACAGAACGGTGCGATGAGCCGCAACGAGATCCGCCGTCTCGAGAACCTCCCACCCGTGGAGGGAGGTGACACGCTCACAGCACAATCGAACCTGGTCCCGCTTGACAAGTTGGGAGAGGCGACTCGCGTCGGATCTTCTCCAAAAGACGGAACACCAGTGAGGCAATGATGACGATTTTCAAAAGTCTTCCACTTGAAAGCGTGGAGCTTAGATTCGAAGGCAACACCCGTAAGTTCAGGGGGTATGCCTCGACGTTTAACGGGAATGACAGTTACGGCGACACGATTTTGCCGGGAGCATATCTGAAGACCTTGGCCGACAACGGCATGCCGAAGATGTTTTTCGCTCATGACTGGGGGCTTCCGGTAGGTAAGTGGCTCTCTGCGGTTGAGGACGAGAAGGGGCTGTTGGTTGAAGGGGAACTGACGCCAGGCAATCCTCAGTCTGACGCCATTCTGGCCGCCATGAAGCACGGGACTGTTGACGGGCTATCGATCGGCTTCCGTCTTTCCGAAGGCGACTACGAGCGCAAGAAGAACGGCGGTCGCATCATCAAGTCGGTCTCCAAGCTCTATGAGATCTCCATCGTGAACTTCCCGGCGGACGGCGACGCTCGCGTCTCCGAAATCCGCTCCGAAGAGATCGACGAACTTCAAACCATTCGTGACTTTGAAAACTTCCTGCGGGAGGCAGGCGGGTTCTCTAAGTCGACCGCGACGTCCATCGTCGCAAAAGCCAAGAAGCTTTTCGCTTCTCAGAGGGAGTCTGAGGAAGAGGAAAAGATGGCAACTCAACTGCTCGAGCGAGTCAAGAAGCTTGAGCTTTCTCTCTCCTAAATGAAAGGTGAAACTATGGCTGATGAAATTAAGCAAGTGATGGAAGCCCTCGACCGTGTCGAAGGCAAGATGGACGAGACCAGCAAGTCGAACGCTGCTGAGCTGAAGCGCCTCGGTGAAGAGCAGACGAAGCTTTCTCGTCAGCTGATGGAACTTCAGCAGAAGGGTGTGGCTGCCAAGCAGGAAGCCGAAGTTAAGACGGCTGGCGACAACGTCGTCGATGCCGACGGCTTCAAGGCCTTCCGCGACGGCTCTGCCCAGAAGGCTCGTGTCGAACTCGTTGAAACGTTTGACAAGAAGGAAGCGGTCAATCCGATCACGACGCCGACCGGTGGCATCGTTCAGGCGTACCGTCGTCCGGGCATCCTCGCTGGTGCTTTCCGTCCGCTCACGATTGAAGGTCTCTTCCCGACGCTCCCGATTACCACGAACGCTTTTGAATACGTCCAGGAAAAGGAAGCCGAGAACGTCAACGGCGCGGCATTCGTTGCTGAAGGCGCTCAGAAGCCGTTTGGTTCTACCGCCGTCGAGACCAAGACGGGCACGATCAAGACGATCGCTCACCTTGCTCGCGTGTCCAAGCAGCTGATGGCCGATGCTCCGGCCCTTGTCGCTTATATCAATCAGCGTCTCGTCTACGGCATCGACCTCGTCGTCGAAGATCAGCTCGTCACCGGCAACGGCACGGGCCAGAATCTCTCCGGCATCCTTACCGCCGGCAACTTCACCGATCACGGCATCACGGAGCTTGCTCAGCTTCCGAAGAACCCGACGTCCTTTGACCTCATCCTTATGGCCAAGTCCAAGGTCGAACAGGCTTTCTTCCGTCCGAACGTGATTCTTCTGAATCCAGCTGACTGGACGAACATGCAGATGGAAAAGAATGCCAGCGGCGACTACTACCTTGGTCATCCGGCTTCCGTCGCTCCGAAGTACCTTTGGGGCCTTCCGGTCTGGACGACGCCTGCTATCACGGCTGGCAAGTTCCTCGTCGGCGACTTCACGCAGGCCGCTACCCTATGGAACCGTCAGGGCATGACCGTCGAACTCTTCGAGCAGGATTCCGACAACGTCCAGAAGAACCTTGTCACGATCCGCGCCGAACGTCGTCTCGGCTTCGGTGTCGAACGCACGAAGGCTCTCGTCGGCGGCTCTCTCACGCTCCCGACGGCCTAAGTAAGGAGGCGTCATGATTGACACGTCTACGGCGAAGTCAGCTGTGACGCTCGAGGACGCAAAGCTTCATCTACGCGTTGACCATTGTGAGGACGACGCGTTGATCGAGGCTTTGTGCCTCTCTGCGACTCAGATGGCCGAGCACGAATTACAGCGCGGCCTGATCACGCGCGACGGGACTGTTGGTTATGGCGACGAACCCTCCGACGTCCCCGCCGCGATTCGTCAGTGGATTCTGATTCAGGTCGCTCATTACTACGAGCATCGAGAAGCGACTGTTGAAGGCGCTGTAACGCTTTTGCCAAAGCTTCACGCTTTGCTTGATCCTTTTAGGACGTGGAAATGAATCGACCTGAAATCGGAAAGATGAATCGGCGCATCAAGATCTTTCACACGATGTCTGTGCCTGACGAACGCCTCGGTTTTTCCAAAGCGTCTGTCCGCGAAGATGTCGTGTGGGGGAGGCTTGAGCCTGTCGGCTCTTGCATCTACTTCGGATCGAAGCAGATCGAGTCTGGTGTGACGCATCGTGTGATTGTTCGCTCGATGCCCGGTCGCACTGGTCCGCGAGACTTCAAGGGCGTGACCGAGCTGATGATCGAAGGCGTGATTTATCGCCTTCGTCGTGTAGCTGATCTTGGCGGTCTTGACCGCTTCACCGTTCTTGACGTGGAGGAAAAGACTGATGCTTGTGCAGTGCGCCGTCGATCCTGGGTATCGCAAGATTGACTACGATCCGAAGGCTTTGAAACAGCCGCTTCGCAAATCAGGTAATGCCGTTCGCAAGATCGCCAGAAAGATGATTTCGCGTAAGGCTGTGTCTGAGGCTGGTCAGTTCCCCGGCAAACAAACGGGTGAAATGGCGAAGTCGATCAAGGTCAAAGTGTCGAAGTCTGGGTATTCCGTTGCGGTCTATCCGACGAAGACGCAGGCAATGCCTGCCTACTATCCCGCTTTTGTTGTGTATGGCCATAGAGCGCCATATTCCGAGACGGCTCAAGAAGCCAGATCGCACAAACAGAGAGCAGGGAAAAAGGTGGCAGCGCCTCGCAAAAACTTCGTGCCAGAGGCCGCGGACAAATACGCGAAGACCTTTGAAAGCGAGATGTTTGATGCACTTGGAGACGCGATCAAATGATTCTTGATCCAATCATTTCCGCGCTGAGAAAGCGTTGTAAGACGCTAGACGGCCGAGTAGCTGGCGCGGCTCAGTGGGCAGGCTTGACGGAAGATGAAAATCCCGCCTTGCCTGCTGCGTATGTCGTGCCTCTTCGCGAAGATGCAGGCCCGAATGAGTCGCAGGTCAGCTACTACCAGACGATCACGAACACTTTTGGCGTCATCCTGCTCGTGCCGAATTTTGCGGACGAACGCGGTCAGGATGCGTCTCGGTGGATCGAGCTTCTGCGCCGAGAAGTTTTCAAAGCCTTGCTTTCAACAAAGTTTGGACCTCTCGACGAGTCAAGCGAAATCGTTTTTGATGGCGGATCTCTGATCTACCTTGACGATGCTCGTGCGGCATACCAGCTCGACTTTGCTTTTGAGACGTACCTAGATGTCTCTGACACGTATCAGCAGACTGAGCTGGACGAGCTTCAGCCTTTCGAGGGCATGGACGTCGACGTCGATCAAATCGAACCATCAATCTCAGGAAAGCCCGACGGTCGACCTGAGCAATCTTTTAAGGTGGAATTCAAATGAGCGTGAGTTTTAACACGATTCCGAGCGGCATTCGAGTGCCGCTTTTTTATGCGGAAATGGACAACTCTCAGGCCGCCACGCCGACGAGTCAGACCGCTTCTCTCCTCATCGGTCAGATGATTGAGGTCGGCACGGCTGAAGCTGGCAAGCCTGTCTTTGTGTCCACAGCCGCGATGGCGAAAAGCCTTTTTGGGCGAGGCTCTATGCTCGCTCGCATGGTCGACGCTTATCGCAATGTCGACTCTTTTGGCCAGCTCGTGTGCATCCCTGTCGCCGATGGCGAAGACGCGGGTGCTGCATCCGGTAAGGCCGAAATCTCTGGTACTGCTCTTGAGGCAGGTACGCTGAGCTTCTATGTCGGCGGTGAGCGAGTTCAGGTGGCCGTTGCCGAAGGCGACACGGCTTCCAAGATCGCCAAGAGCCTTGGCGACGCAATTACTGTTGTCAAGGATTTGCCGGTCACGGCAAGCGCTAATGAAGGCGCATGCACGGTCAATGCAAAGCAGAAGGGCACTGTCGGCAACGGCATTCAGCTTGCTGTCAATCTTCGTGGCCCGATCAACGGTGAAACGCTTCCGGCTGGCATCAGGGTTGAGATTACCCAGATGGCTGGCGGCACGGCCGATCCTGATCTGACCGCCGCTTTTGATGCGATGGGCGATGAGTCTTACGATTTCGTTGGCTGTCCGTATGCCGACGCGGCCACGCTCGACAAGCTTGCCGAGAAGATGAATGACACGAGCGGCCGCTGGTCTCCTTTCCAGATGCTTTTCGGCCACGTGTACACGGCCAAGCGTGGTGATGTGAATGCACTCGTCGCTTTCGGCAAGACTCGCAACAATCAGCACGAAACGGTTGTTGGTGTCGAACCGAAGCTTCCGACGCATGCGGCCGAAGTCCTTGCGGCTTACCTCGCTCGCACGTCTGTCTTTATCTCGGCTGACCCGGCTCGTCCGACGCAAACGGGTGTCCTGACTGGCGTGATGGCCTCGCCTGAAGGCTCTCGATTCGCTCAGACGGATCGCCAGACGCTTCTCGAGAACGGAATTGCAACGCTGTACACGATCAGCGGTTCGGTCATGATCGAACGCGCCATCACGACGTATCAGAAGAACTCTTTTGGTGACGCTGACGCTTCGTACCTTGACTCTGAGACGCTTCACACGTCGGCTTATGTCCTTCGTCAGATGAAGTCGATCATCACGAGCAAGTACGCACGTCACAAACTTGCATCCGACGGCACTCGCTTCGGTGCAGGTCAGGCGATTGTGACGCCGTCCGTCATCCGCGGTGAGCTGATCGCTCTCTATCGACGCCTGGAACTCGAGGGCATCGTCGAGAACGCAGATCTCTTCAAGAAGTATCTGATCGTTGAGCGTAATGTCAACAATCCCAACAGGCTTGATGTGCTGTTCCCGCCTGACTACGTGAACCAGCTCAGGATTTTTGCGGTTCTCAATCAGTTCCGCCTTCAGTATCAGGAGTAATCATGGGTAAGAAAATTGCAGGGACCTGCTTTGTCAAGGTCAACGGTCAGCAACTTGAGCTTCAGGGAAACATTGAATTCCCGCTGACTTCTGTTCAGCGTGAGACGATGCTTTCCACGACTGGCGTTGCCGGCTTCAAGGAGACCGTCACGGCTCCGTATGTCAGTGGTGACTTCATCGTTCCGTCCGACTTCCCGATCGAAGAGATCAAGGAAAACGTCGCTCAGACGATCACGGTCGAATGTGCGAATGGCATGGTCTACACGCTCAGCGACGCATATGTGACTGACGTGATCGCCTACAAGCCCGTCGACGGTACGCTGACGGTCAAGTGGGAAGGCACCAACGGGGAGCTCGGCTGATGGAAACGTTCACTCTTTCTCAGCCCATTCAGCACGGCACTACGGAAATCGTTGAGCTGACGCTTCGTGAACCTACGACCAAGGACGTCAACGATCTTGGCCTTCCGTTCAAGCTCGATGCGTCGCTCATCTCCGAGCCTGTGCCGGCTGTCTGTGCAAAGTACATCTCTCGACTCGCAGGAATTCCGACTAGTGTCGTCGAGAAGATCGCTTTGAGCGACTACACGATGCTTCTGTATCGCGTTGTCGCTTTTTTTACGCCTTCCCGCGAGCCTCAGCAGCAGAGCTGATCAACCTGGCTTTTGAAGCCGCTTATTGGTGGCGGCTTCGGCCGGGGGACGCGCTAGAGCTTCCGCTCTCTGAGCTGAGGCTCTACGTCGATCAGTGGAATCGCATTCAGGAGAAACTTAATGGCGAATAAGGATTTCAGGCTGACCGCTATTTTGGCGGTGCGCGATACGATGTCGCCCGTCTTGGCCGTCGCCTCTCAGAAGTGGGAGGGTTTCAAGACGGCGGTCAACTCGACTGAATTCGATGACCTCAACCGAAAGCTCAAGCTTGCTCAGCGATCGGTCAAGGACTTTGCGAGCGAGGCGCAGGGCGTTGCTCAGTCGGTAGGCGCGCCGTTTGCGGCCGTAGCCGGAGCAGTAGGCTTCAGCCTTCAGTCTGCGGTGACGGGGTTCGCTCAGGCTGGCGACGGCCTCGACAAGATGTCCGCGCGCCTCGGCATCTCGGCCGTGAAGCTTCAGGAGTGGAGCTTCGCCGCAACGCATGCAGGCGCAGCCCCAGAGGATCTGGAGGATGCGCTGAAGGATTTGTCTGAGAAGATCGCAGAGGTGGCCGGAGGCGATACCGGCGATGCCGCGCAGCTCTTCTCGGCCCTGGGGATCTCCGTGAAGGACGCTTCCGGCAAGATTCGACCCGCTTCCGATATCTTTGAGGAGTTGGCGGATGCGATCCAACGCAACGAGGATCCCGCCCTTCGTACAAAGATGGCCATGGTTCTTATGGGCGACAGCGGGCGCAAGCTGATCCCCATGCTCTCGGGCGGCGCGCAGGGGCTTGACGACATGGCCAAGCAGGCGCGCGACTTTGGTCTGGTCATGAATGAGGATGCTGTCGCGGCCGCGGCCCAGATGACGGACCACATGGATGACATGAAGGCCAGCGTCACGGCGGTCGGTCATGAGATCGGCTACCGCTTGTCCCCTATTGTCATCAGCATGTCGGACCGCTTCCGCGATCTGGCCGCGGCCAATAAGGGAGCGCTTGGGGAAAAGTTTGAAAAGGTCGCTCGATCGTTTGCCGATGCCGTCGGCCAAATCGACTTCGAGGGCATTGCGTCCGCGATCCTGACAATCGCAGATTATGCGGTTAGGGCGTTCAACGCAATCGGCGGCTTCAATACGGTCCTTTACGGCATGGGCGCACTCATTGCCGGCAAGAGCATCATGGCTGTGGTGTCTCTTGGATCCAGCGTCATCGGACTGGCCCAATCTTTCGGTGCTGTCGTGACTGCCGCGAAGGCTTTCGGCGTAGTTGCCACGACGTCGATGGGTCCGATCGGTTGGGCGCTTGGTGCGCTTGCTCTCGCGGCTGGCGTCGTCATCGCAAACTGGGATCGCATCGGTCCAGTCATTACAGAGTCGATCGGCTCTGTTGTCGACTTCGCAGCCGGCGCTTTTGATGTCTGCAAAGAGAAGTTTGGGGCTGTAGCGGGTGCGATCCTGACGACTGCCACGGGCCTTTTCCGCGGTGACTTCAAGACGCTTTTCGGCGGTCTCGATGATCTGGCGCTCGCGTCCTTCAATCTTCTGCCAGATGCGTGGAGCAAGGCGGCCGTGGCGTGGTACGAGAGCGTCAAGCAAACTGTCCGCGGCATCGGTTCGTTTATCTCCGACTTCTTCGCCAATCTTGATTTCTCGAGCTTCCTGCCAGACTTCGTGAAGAAGATGATCGGTGGCAGCAGTACTACTCAAAACGATAGAGTGCAGAGTGCAGAGCGTCCAGTCGACCTCGCACCTGTGACGATCGAGCCTGAAAGCAGAACTCGCATGAGCGGTCAGATGCTCGTGCGTGTGGCCGCTTCGCCCGGCACGACGGCACAGCTTGCAGGCATGTCAGCTGACGGCATGAAGCTTGTCGGCAATGTCGGCTACTCCGATAGATTTGCGGAGGATTACTGATGGCAGAAGAAAAACCTCTTTATGAGGCGTCGTTTCGCGGAGTTCCCTTTCATGTCACGAAAGTTGATCTGAAAGTCGGACGCCGCACGGTCACTCATGAATACCCGCAACGTGATAAGCCGTACGTCGAGGACATCGGACGCGCGACGAGAAAGCTCACTTTCACTGCTTTCGTTGTCGGTGACGACTACATCGAGCAGGCTGAAAAGCTGATCAGTGCGATCGAAGAGCCGGGTGCCGGCACTCTCGTGCATCCGCATCTTGGAGAAATGAAGTGCTCGCTCGAACAAGTTTCGACGATCACTTTCACTGACTCAACTAGGACTGCGAGCGTCGTTCTCAATGCCGTCGAGTCTGGTGAGCTTGAGTTCCCAAAGACTGGAAGCGACTCTTTCACGAAAGCCTTCCAGGCTGCGGATGAGCTTGAAGACTCTGCGATCAAGTCCTTCTGTGACTCGATCGACCTGAGTTTTGCTAGCGAGTGGGTCGATGCCGCGCTGTCTGGTGACTTGCTCGACAAGCTCGGCATCATTAGCAACTCTGACTTGGCAGTCGTGTTCGACAAGGTTGACGAGATCAGCACTCTGGCATCGAAAGGTCTGTCGCTCATCAGCACGGATCCGAAGCAATTCGCATCGAAGCTGGTGGGGGCGCTTGGCCTGTCTCGTGTCGCATCGTCTGCTCGAGCTTGGTCTGGTGTCGCAAAGCAACTTAAGAACCTTACGCAACGCGAAAAGTTGCGCGAGGGGACGAAGGAGCTGGCACAGGCAAAGACAAACGGGCTGGTTCTGTCGAACGCTCGACGTGCAGTGCTTCAAAACCGTGCGGCAGTTGAGTCGCTGATCCGTCAGACGATGATCGCGCAAATGGTCGGCGTGAGTGCCGTCGTCGGTACAAGTTCCGATCAAGCAATGCCGGTAGAAGATGACGTTCAAACGTCTGAGTCTCTTAAGTCGACAGTGTCGAAGTCTTATGACGATCTTGTTCTGCTGAGGCAAGGACTGCTAGAGGTGATCGATGCAGAGCTTCTGATGACGACATCAGACGAGACGTATCTCGCGCTTGAGAAAGCACGTGTGGCGGTTTTCGAAGCTCTGACCGATCGCGCTGACGACAGCTGTCGGCTTGTCGTGGTCGAGCCAGGGGAAGTGCTTCCTGCGCTAGTTCATGCGTATGACTTCCACGACGACGCAACTCGTGATCAAGAGATTGCGATCAGAAACGCCGTGGAACACGAAGGGTTTTGCTCGGCTGATGAGCTGAAGGTGATGGAAGATGAATAACCGCGTTGAAGTCCGTGTATCCGGAAAGAGATACGGTGGCTGGAAGTCGGTAAAAGTCGATATCGGGATGGATCAAATCGCAAGAGGCTTCAAGCTTTCTGTGACTGACACATTTCCCGGCAACACAGACTTCCATCGCCTTCGAAACGGGGATCTTGTTCAACTCTTCATTGACGACGATCTTGTTTGTACTGGATACATCGATCACGTGAACGTCTCATACAACGGGACCGCGATCACCGTCGACGTTGACGGCAAGTCAAAAACTGTTGATCTGGTTGACTGCTGCCCCGTCGCAAAGTACGGCGCAGACTCAAGCTCAAGTAACTCTTGGGCCGGTGTCGTGGTCGGCAAGGACGGAAAGAAGGCGACGGTCAGCCCTGCGACGATCAAAACGACTTCATGGAAAAACTTGAAGACGTCGGAAATCATCGCTTCGCTGACTGCGCCTTACAGTATCGCTGTTCATGCAACTTCGTCAGTCGGTGACAAACTTTCTGATCACACTGTCGTTCCCGGCGAAACTGTTCACAAGTCGATCAACAGGTTGATCACAAAAGACAATCTTGTCGTCATGGATGACGAAGCTGGTGATCTGGTTATCGTCGAGCCGGGTGATGCAGGCGACTGTGCCGATGCGCTCGAGCTTGGCAAAAACATTCTTGCCGGCAGTGCCAACTACGACGCATCGAAGCTCTACAGCCGGTACGTCGTCCTTGGTCAGCATGCAGGTACTGATACAGACTTCGGTCGGACCGCGGCAGAGGACAAGGGCATTGTCGACTCGAGTCTGATGAAGCGCAATCGTTTGCTGGTCATCAAGGACAAGGGCCAAAGCACGAATTCCACTTGCAGCAAGCGAGCGGACTTCGAGAAGCGGTACCGCGAAGCCCAGTACACGGCGGCGACGTACACGGTTCAAGGCTGGCGTCAAAGCGACGGAAGCTTGTGGAAGGTCAATTCGATGGTTCGCGTCGCTGATAGACTGCTAGGTATAGAGAATAACTTGCTAATTTCCAAGCTCTCCTTTTCTCTGTCCAGTCAAGGCATGACAACGACGCTGACCGTGCTGGGCCGTGACGGCTATAAGCGCGAAGGTTCGTCCTCTGACGGAGAGAAGAAGGCGAATCCGTGGGTGGGGGTTGTCAAATGAAACGGCTTGCATTGCTTCTTGTTCTTATGTCATTACAGAGTGCTTGTTTTGCCGGCGTTGTCTGCGACGAAGCCGGATGGAACAAGTACGGAATGTGGTCCGATTGTCTGAAGTACCACAGAGAGCCAGGCAATACGGGAGGCGGTCGACCTGTCGATGCCAATCGCGTCGGTCAAGTCGAGAAGGTCCACAAGAACATTGACGGGTCCGTTACAGTCTGGCGTCACGGATCTTCAGACACAGAAGAATGGACGCAAGTTGACAAGGACACGTGGGAGCGCAAGCGTTGACCATCAAGCCAACAAAATCGAGCGATCGTAGCAATACGGTCGCTTTTTTTTATGAGCAGTATTTCTGATTTCTTCGCTCGCGGCGTCATGACGCTTGCGGATGGTGCAAAGAAGATGCGAGCCGTGCAGGTCCGACTTCTAGCGGATGAGATACGCGATGACCTCGAGCATGTCGAACCTTACGGCTTCTCGAGTGAGCCGCATCCAGAGGCAGAGGCTTTCACGCTCTTTTTTGATGGTGATCGATCGCACGGGATTGTTTTCACGATTGCAGATCGACGCTATCGACTGAAGCCGCTCAAGACTGGCGAAGTCGCAATCTTTGATGATCTCGGTCAGAAGGTCCATCTCACGCGCGAAGGCCTTGAGGTCTACACGCCTGGTTGGCTGCATGCAACTGTTGACAAAGATGTAGAAATTACTGTGGGCGGAAACGTCACGGCAAATGTCGGCGGCAACGTCACAGAAACCGTCGGCGGTGATGCTTCTGTAACTGTGAGCGGTAACGCCGCGCTGAAGGCCGCGGCAGTCACGATTGACTCTGCGACGCTTCATGTCACCGGTGCAACGACGATTGATAAGAGCTTGACCGTTCTCGGCGGCCTTGCGGTCAGCGGCGGATCCGGCGCAAGTGTCGAGGGTTCTCTCACTACGACAGGCGACGTTACAGCCAGCGGCATCTCGCTCACGTCTCACACGCATACAGAACAGGGTGATCGTGCAGAAACTTCTGGGCCGCACTGAGGGGTAAATCATGGAACTCATGATCAACGGTCAGGAAGCTGACATCTCGAATTTTCAGGCTGATGAGCTGGTGCAAGCTGTGCTGATCAGCCTTTTTTCTTGGCGCAAGTCGGAGGACGATGACGGCATCAAAGCGCCGAAGCGTCAGGGGTGGTGGGGCGATACCTTCGCAAGTGTTCAAGGCGATCGTATCGGCTCACGCCTCTGGCTTCTTCAACGCGAAAAGGTTTTGCCGAGCGTAATGCGACGTGCTGAGGAGTACGCAAAGCAAGCTCTCCAGTGGCTGATCGATGACCATCTAGTTGAAGGCATCGAGGTCCGCGCAGAGCGCGGCGGTATTGAGAGGCTTGACCTTCACGTTGTTTGTTTCAAGCGTCAAAGCGAAAGAGCTTTTGATGCGGTTTTTAAGGACGTATTAAATGGCGTTTGAGAGACCAACGATTCAAGAGCTGATCGCTCGCATCCAGTCGGACGCTGAAAGCCGCATGGGCAAGAAAGCGATGCGTTGGACGCTCGTGCCTGTGCTCAGCCGCGTTATTGCTGGCGTGTCGCATGCTCTTCATGGACGCATCTCCTTTGTGCTTCGACAGGTTTTCAGCTCGACGGCTGAAGGTGCATATCTGGAGCGCAGAGCGTCTGAGTACGGCATCTATCGCAAGGCCGCTACGGCGGCTACTGGTGAAGTCACGTTCACGGGCGCGGGCACGGTGCCGAGCGGCACTCAGTTGCAGGCCGAGGACGAGACGGTCTACGTCACGACGTCCGACAGCGTCGAGCTCAAGGCACCGATTGCCGCCGCAGAGGCGGGCGCTGCAGGAAACGCTCAGGCGGGCATGGAGCTCACGCTTGTGAGCCCTGTGCCCGGCATCATGAGCACGTCTGTAGCAGGCGAACTCACGGGCGGGGCCGACGCGGAAGATGATGAGTCGCTTCGTGATCGCCTTCTTCAGAGACAGAAGAATCCCCCGAAGGCAGGCACGAAGGCCGACTACGTCTCGTGGGCTCTCTCGGTCTCTGGCGTCACGCGTGCGTGGTGCTACCCGCAGGAGCTTGGGCAGGGCCACGTGACTGTCCGCTTCATGACGGATGGGATGACCGAGAACGGCATCCCGAACCAGACGATGATCGAACGCGTCACGGACTACATCGAGCACCAGATGCCTGTGACCGCCGTCCTTCACGTTGAAGCCCCGATCCCGAAGAAGCTTGACATCACACTCGACGTCTTCCCCGAGGACGAGAAGATCAAGGCGAAGATCCAGAATGCCATCGAGGGCGTGATCCTCTCCGAGGCCGTCCCCAGCGGTCCGATCCTGCGTACGTCTCTTGACCGCGCAATCTCGTCGGTCGGCGAGGTGAGCTCCTATCGACTCATCAGCCCGACTGAAGACGTGCCGACGAAGACGGGCGAGATCCTGGTGCCGGGAAAGATCACGTGGGAGTGATCGTATGGCACTGACTGAATCTCACTACACGCACCTAGTCAATGCGTTGCTACCTCGAGGGCCGATCTGGTCCAGACGAGTCGGCAGCACGATTGATGCGGTGCTTTACGCCCTCGCAATGGAGGCGGCCCGCGTCGACGAACGCGCACACGCCGTCATCGAGGAGTCAGACCCGCGCACCTCGATCGAGGAGCTGTCTCTCTGGTTTGAGGAGTGGGGCATTCCGAGCGAGTGTCTTGCGGCAATCGCCGACCCTAGTCGCGAGCAGATGCGACAGGAGCTCCTCGCCAAGATCACATCAAATCTTGGCTTGACGGCCGCCTTCTTCGAGAGCCTCGCGGGCACCTTGGGCTTTCACGCCAAGGTCGAGTCGACGAAGCCTTTCACGTGCGCCAGCCGCGTCGATCACGGGCTTTTCGACGACTCCTGGTCGAGCGTGATGACGCTCATCATCTCGATCGAAGAGGACGGCGGGCTCAGGTATTTCGATGTGTCCTGCGGCGTTGACGAACCGCTCGGACGATGGGGCAATGCGCTTCTCGAGTGCATGATCAGAGCCTTGGCCCCGGCTCATGTTTTTGTGATTTTTTTCTACGGAGATAAGCGATGAGTCAAGGCTATTGGCAGTCTGGCGCGATTGAGTCGCCGCCTGACCTGTCGACTCTTGCATCCAAGGGCTACCCGACCAGTGGCAATCCTCAGACGGGCACGCCTGCAACCTACCCGGGTGCCGCATGGTTCTACGTCATCGATCAGATGCGCATGACGATGCTCGATGCCGCAGGCATGAAGCCGTCCGAGCCGCCTTCGACGACGGAATTTCTTTCTGCTGTCCAGAGCTTCAATTGGACGCAGGACAACACTTTGAGGGGCTCTGTCCTCAAAGCAGGCACGATCCCTGCGACCGCTCTGGCCGATCGCTCGGTCACGGCTCAGAAGCTCGCGACGTCGATCGACCTCAAGGGCGGCGGCGTGACGCTCTGCCTGAAGACCTTCACGACGTCTGAGCTTGCAGGCGTGACGCTTGCGAAGGGCGAGCTTGCGCTCAATAGCGAAACCTTAGGCCTCTACGTGGGCGATGGTTCTACGAAGGGCGGTCACTTGGTCGGCGGCGAGGTCGCTGCTGAAATGATTCAGGTCAAGACGATTCTCTCTCAGCTCTCGAATGCTGTCGCCAAGTTGGGCGGCACGACTCAGCCTTTCTCGGAGTAAACGATGACGATTTCTAATCCTTCTCTCACTCAAATCTCGCAGGCGCTCGCCGAGATGCTTCCGAAGCTGAAACCGCTCTCGGTTCCTACGGGCATGATCTCGGCTTTTCACACGGTTCCTGAGGGTTGGCTTCAGTGCAACGGTGCAGCTGTGAGCCGCACGACCTATGCCGCGCTGTTTGCCGTTGTTGGAACGAAATACGGCTCGGGCGACGGATCGACGACGTTCAACCTGCCGAATCTGCATCACAAGTTCATCGAAGGCACGAACACCACTTCCGAGGTCGGGCAGTCTGTGTCGGCGGGCTTACCGAACATCACCGGAAAGGTCATGGTTGGTGGCTATCAACTGATGACATCTAAGCATACGGGCGCTTTCTTTGGGTCTGACTATGGTACTGCCGACTAC